TTCATAGCCTGTACCATTGGCTCTTGCATATGCCATTTCTTGACTGGCTATCTTTGATTTAATGACTGCCTGACCGCTTATTGAGCGTAACTTATTATTACTATCAAGCGAGCCATTATAAATTGGTGTATAAAAATGAGATTTTTCATTGCCGTTAATGTCAATGAAATTCAGGTTTTTAAAATCTTTATCGGCTTGATAGTTGGCAACATAAAGGCTTGCGCTGTTTGGATTGCCCTTGTCAGGTGCAATTTTCCACCATATAATGTCTGTACCATTGCCCCATTCTATCATAGCATTTCCATCGTAATCAACGTTTGCTACATCCGATGCACTACCATCTATTTTTTTAGTCAAGTCATTTTCGTTGAGGTAGTAGTCAACTTGACCATTTGTTTTAAGCATACATGGTTTTGGCATAAAAAAGGCGTTAGCCCATGAGCCGTAATCAAAAGTTCCGCTCGTAAAATTCATGGCTGCCGGAGTCATACCCACTGCGTCTGCTAAATATCTGACCCTCGTTTTCGGGTTACTGTCCGCACCGTTGACATGAACACCATAAATAACTCTTCCCTCGCTTAACTTTGTACCAAGGGCTTTAATGCTCTCAACAATCGCTTGTCCTGTCGTATCTGATATAATATCTATTCCGCTCATATTTAATCCTCCTTGCTCACGTTGAGTAGTCCGGCACTTGTCACAGAAAAAGTAATACCCCTTCCGTTTGCTTTCTGTTCGACAAGCCCGGCTTGTTGCTCCGCTTTTTGTGCAGCTTCATTTGCTTTTGCTGTAGCTGCGTTTGCTTGGCTCACTGCCGTGTCAATCTTTCCTGAAACCTGTGCAACCTCGTTTGCTTTTTGTGAAGCGGTTTGTGCTGATTTTTGAGCCTGTGAAGCTGAGTTACTTGCCGAGGTAGCTTTTTCTGTCGCGGTTTGTGCTGATTTTTGAGCTTGTGACACGGATTCTGCCATGCCGTCAAGATAATCTTGAATAAGTCTTTGAATTTCAGTATTGAAATCCTCAACAGTTCCCATCCGTTTAACTATTCCGGGCGCGAAACACATCCATATCTGCTGTTTTTTTGTGTCGGAGTCAGTCGATACCGCCCATTCTCCGGCTTTCATTTTTGAGGGGTCAAACTGTGCGTATGCCCCTCGTCTCATTTGAATTGCCATAAGCTATACCTCACTTTCGTCAATGCCTAATTTCTGACACAATCTTGAAAACTTATCTTCCAATTCATCTATGCGTTTTTGCATTTTATCAATCTTCTGCTCGTCTCCGGCAAGTCTTAAGATTAGGAATTGCTCATAGTTCATGCCGTAGTACAGTGTATCATCATCCGATGTTGCTCTGCTTTGAAAAATCATATCAAGGTTTTCATCGACATGTCCTTTATCTTTAAGATTCTCGATTATATCCTGTGCCATTGCTCCGAAATATAATGGCTTGTCTGAATATCCTTGCCTATTAAGATTGTATTGAAATAAATCGACCGAGCCTACTGCATCAATATAATCTTGATTAATTGCTCCAATATTCTTTTTTAAGCGTTTATCTGATGAACTCCATACCCAAGTATCATCGACTTGAAAACTTAAGGCACTGCCATCCCAGCCACAATGGTATTTATGCTCTGTTGTGTCACCACACATCGCGTATCCTCTATCGCTTTCTTGAAATTTTGGCGATTGCACATAGTCTGCTACACTTAGCATTTTTGCACCAATGCTTCCAAATGGGCCGCCTAGTGTTATTACGGCTTCGTCATTTTTATACAATCTAAGAAAGCCACCGTTGCTTTCTAATCTAAATTTTGTCCCCACGTTGTTTGTTGACTCGATTTTAAATTTAGTATCCGACACGCTTCCACCAGTAAGCGATATTGATGAATTACCAACAATATTTTTACCAGTAATTGTTGTTCCTGTGATATTCTCTGCGTCAACTGAACCAGCCTTAACATCAAGTGCATTTACATAGCTTGTAGTCACTGTGTCTTTGGTTATCTGAGTGACTTTAGCAGTAGTGTCAGCCACATTATCCCAAGCAATTTTCACACTGCTATCAAGTGTCAAGCCTTTATTGTCAAGGGTGACAAGCGCCTTTCCGTTTGCGTCTTTGACATACTGCTTGCCGTTTACGTTATTCTCACCGCCTAAAGTGAGCGTACCACCATGCGCCCAGTCAAAATTAATGCCAATAGCCGACATAATATTGAAAATAGCGTTTCCGTCTTTATCAACTCCGGCATTCCACGTTTTACCATAGTCACTTGATACAGCCATGCCATTAGCCGTCATTTTCCATTGTATATTGCTCGATTTAAGGTCGGCTTTATTGTGCATAATGTAAATAATTGAGCCGTCCTCTTGCACCTGTTCAGTCTTAAAAAGTCCGAGCGATTGAGACATTAGCTGTGTCAGCAATTGCATTTGCTTATCATATACACTTAGTTGTGCCTGCGCAACTTTCCTAGCTTGTACGACAGCCTTTGTCTCACTACTGAATTTATCAGCACTATTTCTTGAAGCATTTTCAGCGTCACAAGAAATTTTTGTGCCACTTCCAACTGTAAATGTTCGGTTGGAAATAAAACAGCTATAGGTATTTTGCTTGCGGTCTGTCACAAGCGCCACATCTCCGCTCTCAATCAGTGGGTTTGACAAGAGCGTAGCGTCAAGAGGTCTGAACCTCATGCCACCGATTTTTTTGAAGATATAGTTTGCAACTGTCTGTGCCTTGTCTGCCGAAATAAACGGATTATCAGAGATTGAGACTACATATCCCTCTTTTCCGGCAAGCGCGTTAACATCTTTTGTCTTATCCTCTTTTGAGGTTACAGTTACCTTTACCCCAGTGATAACAACATCATCGGTTGCAATATTCAAATCCTTTTGCGTGTAAATATTGTGGTAATTTCTCGCTTCTGTAAATGTTCCACCATCAACGCTATCTCCACTTGAATAGTCGGTGAAATTTCCACCATTCAGTGTATCTCCGTCAGAGTATGGTGTAGTTTTTGTGCTAAAAGTTCCACCATTGTAATTTTGGCTCCCAAACTGGCTCATATCATACCAACCGATAAGCAATTCGCCATCGTGACCGCACTTGCCCCACAATCCGCTCAACTGTAAGATGTAAGCTATTACCTGTCCATATGTGAGTTTTTGATTATCGCTTGGTATCTCGTTAATCACGTAATCAGAGTTATCGAATCTCGCCATAGTAAAAGGTACATCACACTTAATACAAGCGTCTCTGGCTACCTCATACGCTGTCGTAGGGTAGCTTAAATTACTATCGTATTCACGATTGAAATTATTGATATTGTCAAGGCAAGTAAGCGTTATGAGTGAGCCGTCATAGCTTGTTTCGCTGACTCTATACTCACCGATTTTTAGTTTTTCGGTTGTGCCGTCAGAAAAGCTTTTTGAAACGTATGCCGTTACGCTTGCCTTGTCAAAATCATACTTGCTGTAATCCTCGTAAATGTTATTCAGCTTAATTTTCAGTTTTCCAGCAATCAAAGCCCCGATTGTGAAAGTGCTATTGCTCGATGTTGAGTCATTGACCTCAAAGCCATTCGCCCACAGCTCACTATCACTAATAGGGATTTTTTCACCGCTTGCCGTAACTATGTTGGCAAAGCAGTTTACGTTTATGTCATTGTCGAGCATTACTGCCCTTTGCCATTTAGCCGATACGTTAAGCATTAAATCACCACCTATTCTTCTATGAGGTCAAAACTCAATGTCTCATACCTCTTATTGTTTACAGTCCATATTTTAATGATTCCATTCCTGTCACCGACATAGAACGTGCGCGTTTCATCAGTTCCGCTCATAGCGTCAGGATATGTTACCCTGATATATTCCGGATTTACCATTTGCAATATTTGAGCTGTCCTAGGCTTGTCTGTACCATTCCACGACAATTTAATCTGTCGTTTCTGCGCTATTCTGTTTTTGTGCATTTTGCCGTCTTGCGTACGTCCACTATCGCTTGCAGATACATCAATTAAGCCCCATTCAAAGCTTGACGGAGTAGGTAATTCCACTCCGTCTACTAACATCATTGCCATTTTGTTACCTCGTAAAAAGACACCCACGCAAGGGTGAGTGTCTTAACCAAATTCATTTGCTACGATATATCGTTGTCCGTGTTTTGCCTTGCCTACCTGCGTCATGCGATAGAGTGTTTCACTGTCGCACTTAAACACATTTTCAATGATAGGTGCAGGATTTCCACCAACGTTAGAGTTCATCATTACTTGTGCCATTCCCTCCATGACAGCCTGTTTAATTCCCTCTGTGATTTGTTGGTTGTTTGCAACTACGTTTTTGCCATTTGAGAATTTACCGACTAACTCATTGTGATTAATGAAAGCCATGCCGTCCTCTCCCCTTGGAAAAATTCCGCCACTAGCAAGCCTTGGAATGTGCACTTTTGGGACTAACGATACTCCGCCCCAATTTGTGCCAGCTACCTTAGCAGCCATAGAAACAACTTTGTTAAATCCTCTTAACAAAGAGTTGATTCCACTGACAACAAAATTAACACCATTCTCTATTTTAGAAATAACGTAGTTCATAGCTCCTGTAACACCGCCTTTTATTGAACTCCACACATAATTAAATGCGCTTGTAATTCCGTTTTTCATAATATTAAAGCAGTTTGTGATAGGCGAAATGACATTGCCATTAAACCAACCCGCCACGCTTTGCCAAGTAGATATAACAAAGTTCTTTGCTACGCTAAGCGCTGATGTTATGCCTGCTTTCAACATGTTAAAAAAGTTTGAAATCGGTTGTATTACTGTACCGCTAAACCAACTTGCCACCCCTTGCCACGTTGAAAAGACAAAATCTTTTGCTGTCTGTATCGTTGTCTGTATAAGTGTTTTTAAAAAGTTAAACAGATTTGAAATCGGAGTAATCACATTATTATTAAACCAGCTTGAAGCTACTATCCAAATTGCTTGAATTATTGTCCAAACACCTTGAAAGATCTGCTGTGCTCGCATGGCGAAACCTTTGAAAAATCCGACTATTGGTTCAATTACTGTGGAGCTGAACCATTTCGAAGCTCCTTGCCATACATTTACTATGCTATTCCACAGAGACCCGAAAAAGCCACTTATGGTTTTCCACATATCCTTAAAAAACGAAACCACAGGCTTAATGACATTTACATTGAGCCAATCGCCAACTGTTGAAAATAGTTCACAAATTGCGTTCCAATTATCTTTTACCACAACAACAATCGTTGCGACTGCTGCCACTATTGCTCCAACAATTACTGCCGGTAATGCTGCCACACCAGCTAATATTGCTCCGATTGTAGCTAATGCAACACCTATTACCATTAAAATCTCATTCACCCAGCTAAATCCGTCTTTTAGCATTTTGACAAAATTTACAATAGATAAAATTGTTCCAGCTATTGCTGAAAAAGCAGAGCCGATTGTTGCTAATAGGTCTGCTGCCCCTGTTCCGAATGCGGCTGTTATTGCATCACCTAAACTTAAACCACTGAATAATCCTTCTATAAGTAGTCCGAGATTTGTTGACAATGAGGCAAAAATTGTTTTAAATGCTTGCATTATTGCCGTTCCAATGCCAGCTCCTTCTACAAGCTCAAATCCAATTTTTGAAGCTATTGCCTGTGCTATCGCTTTTGATAATGATTTTCCAATAAAAGCGAGTGCCACTGAACCCAATTTTAACGAAATTATCTTTTTTATTAGCAATGTGCCAACTATTATCTCAACGGTTTTGATGTCTAAATTGCTTAAAAAATCCGTAATTCCTTTGAGCACATCTTTCCACGACACATTTTTAATTGCCGTGGTTAGCATGGTGTATATTCCTTGTACCCATGCGTTAATAGTTTTTGCTAGTAACGCAAAATCAAAATTCTCAAAAAATCCATTAATGCCGTTAGCAATCGACAAGCCAAAATTAGTCCAGTCGAATGTTGTGCCGAATGAATTAAGGAAATGCAAAGCCGTGTTCAGTGAACCGGCTATTGTTGCACCTAGGTCATAAAAAAGTCTTGGGCTGATTAAACCATTAAGGAAGTCTGCAAGCCCTTTTCCGAAATTGTCGGCTTTCTGATAAATCTTCTTCCAATCAATGCTCTCCATAGCAGTCGCAAGAGCGTCACCGATATACTTTCCAAGCGAGTATAAATCTTTAATTGAAGATTTGTATTTTTCAATCAATCCATCGGTCTTTTTCAGTGAACTGTCAACACCACTGCCGGCTCCACCGCCACCTGAACCGCCACTGCCTGAACCGCCACCACTGCCGCTGTCGCTGTTATCGTCAAGTGCGTGTATCTCATCTATGCTAAGCAGTGTCTTTTTCAGTTTTTGAGCTTTCTTATTGGAACTATCAGCGTTATCACCAATGTCACCTACTCCGTCAGCTATGTCCTCCATGCCGTCAGCCGTGGCACCGCGACCGCTTATCTCGATAGTCCATCCGAAGATTGCTCCGAGTGCGTCAGCTACAGTTCTTGTGAAACTGATAACTTTGAGCATTACCTTATTTAAGGCTTGGACAAATGGCTTTAAAGCATTGATTACTACGCTACCTATGATACTGCCCCATGCTTGGAACTCTTGCTTAAGGACTCTTACACTATTCGCCCATGTCAATTTGTTATCGTAAAGGCTTTTTATCCTCTACTTCTTATAGTTTCCTATAAGTTCAGCGTACATTTTCAACCACAAAAATAAGACGCATTTCTACGTCTTATGGTTGTCGAGCACTCTTGGGAAGATTATATTTATTCACTTCCTACGCGTTACAGTGTCAATCAGCCTTTCGCTATCTGATTGATTACCTCGGTATTGACTTATTGACTTATCCATTTATATCCGTATGCTGTCCTGTCGGGTTTATCAACTACTTTGTGTATAGCTTTGTAATTGACTCCCAACGCTTTGCCAGCGTCAGATATTCTGTCATACTCTTTGACTACTTTATTTGTTTTTATATCAATTTGAGCTATTTTCCTACCCTTTTTAAGTTTAGTATACATGCTCAAATCCTTTATCGGAAAATCTTCTTCATAGACAAAAATATATCCATTGGCATTTTTATAACGATGTTTCAATGCCCCTATCAGTGTTGTCCTGTTTGTTCCTGTTTCGGCTGAAGCTTGTGCTATGCTATCAAATTCTTTGATATAATTGCCTTTTAGGTCACATTGAATAACTTTTCTCTGATTGATAGGTTTTGGCTTTACATATGTCTTAGCTCCATTAGCTTTATATTCATCTTCAAACATGAATTGATAGCCTTTACATGTCAGCATTTTATTCTTGCAACATAATAATACATCAGTATTACCAAAGCCATATTTGTCGGCTTCCATCGCACTGTCGTATCTTTCTATGAATGTTCCGTCTTTATCCAGCCTTACGACAGCTCTTGCGTTATGTCCACCGACACCGCCCTTATTCTCATTATATCCATCTCTGTATGTGTTATACAAGGATATATAAAATCTTTCAAGCTGCAATGCTTTCTGTGAACTATTGCACTTGTCAATCACTTCCCATTCAAAGCTGTCTTTGCCATATTCTTCAATTGCCCTGTGAAATAAGCAATCCTCTTTTGGCGAACACCTTAAATGTTGTTGAACCCTGGCGTGATAGTTTACTGTTTGTCCGATATATAATTTTCCGTTTACTTTATTTGTAGCCTTATAGATATAATACGTTCTCATTAAATCACCTCAAACATATTATATCAAAGTATGTTGTCTAAATCAACTTAGTTTTCACCGACTTTGCTCGATTTTTCATCAGCATATTACTATGCTGCGCGACACATGAAACTAACGTTTCGTTTATCGGCTGTCTTGGCGAAGTCTCCTTGTGCAGCTTGCGTATTTGCCATGACATAATTATATCTTAGCAATACCTTTTCAGCTTGCGTCATTGACTTGATATTTGCGTCAAGTCCGTTTTTCATAGCCCATTCTGAAAGTGTGGCTTGTGTTAAATCAAGTCCATATCTCCTTAATGGTGCGATTGTGCCTGTAAAAATGGATTGTAGGCTTTTTGCAACATCAGCTTGGTCTACATCGTAGAATGAAGCCATGTCACCAGCTAACTTTGTGAGATTAAGTGACATATCAGCCATGCTGTCTGTAGTCTTGTATAGCGTGTTATTTTGGCTCATAAGAGCTTTATTCGTCACTGCCGTACCATTCGCCACTTGCTGTGATGTAATACCTACAGAAGTGCCTAACGCTTGGAAACGGCTTGATATTTGCTTAACTGTTAGCTCCGACATTCCAAAATCTTGAATTGATGTTTTTGTAAAATCATCAACCTTACTTGCCATGTCACCAAACGTGGTGTCTACTACGTTTTGAACCTCTGTTAATTGGCTCGCTAAATCAACTGCACTGCCTATTTTTCCGACAGCTCGCATAACCATCCAATAAGTTGCGTAAAACTTACCGATAGTTGAAGCCAAGCCCCTAAATCCACTTCTTGTACTCTTAATCGACTTTGTTGTGTTTGAAAAGCCTGTTACGAGTGACCTACTAGCCGAGCCGACTTTTGAGCCTTGCTGTGACAGATTAGCAAGTGCATTAGTCATTTGAATAATGTTGTTGCTGACTCTCGGTGCGTTAGATAATGTTGTCATTACCTCTTTCAAGGCACTGCCGAGGTTTCTGATGTTATCCGCAGCATACCCGGCTGATTTTGAACCAAGCTTTGAGATTGAAGCTGTTAGCTGTGTAATCTCTGCTGATTGCTTTGAGATATTTGCAAAGCCTGACAATTCTGTTGCCATGCTCTTTAAAGCACTTGCCGAGCTGACAAGTCTTGCAGTATCAAGGTTGCCAAGCTTTTCCATGTTAGTTGCAATCTTGCTAAAGGTACGTGTGTCAATACTGCTCACGCTTCTAAGTGATGTTGCAAGTTGTGACATTCCGCTTGCAAAATTGCTTATGCTTGCACCATTGAGGGAATTGAGGGTACTTCCAAGTCCTTGCAACTTACTTTGTAAATTGCCTATGGCTTTAGTCGCTTGCTGTGCGTCCGACTTGATTTGAAGCTCAATGCTCTCTGCCATTTTCTCACCTCCCTGTAATAAAAAAGAGCTACCCTAAAGTAGCTCTCATGTATTTAGTCTTTGAGCAGATAGTATGTTGTAATTAATCCAACATATCCATCTTGCTTAAGACCTCTATTCTTTTGAAATACTTTGACACATTTAGTGAGATAGTCCGTCCACTTGCCGTAATCGGTATCAAGTTTGTAAAAATGATACTTGTCATGCAGAGTTTTTCTCAACCACTTAATGGCTGTCGGGCAGTTATGCTTCTGACCGCTCCACAGATTGTGATTTTTAGCAAATCTCTGTGAATTAACTCCAAATCTGCCATCTTCCTTAAGTTCGTCTGTGTCAAATCCGATGTTCATGGCATGTTGCCATTTCCTTACATCTTCATTATTGAGGTAATATTCCTCGTTGCCTTTCCAAGCGTTATTTTTTACCGGAGTTGCCGTTGGTGTCGGAGTTGCTATTGGTGCCGGATTATTCTCTATTCCGTCACCCTTATCAAGCTCAATATAGAGTAAGTTAGCGTCAGTGCTGTTATTCAGACCGCTACAGGTAAATGTGCTCGAATACTGCCAGCCATACAGAGGGTGTTGAATAACAGGCTTCTTTGCGCTATTAGGCTCATCACCGATAGACATTCCCTTAGTTGACGGATAACGCGCTATCCAAAACGGACAATTAATCTGATTAGCATATGGCAGAATATAGGTATTGTAGAAGCTTAGCCCGGTGTACACTCCAAAATCAAGCCCTGCCGCCTTGATTTCTGACTGATATGTGTTGATGATGTCGATTAAGGTCTGTCCAAGTCCCTGCTGGCATCTGTCCTCTACATCAAGCCATACGAATGTCTTTCTTCCGGCAAGTACCTCAATCACTTTCTGTGCATCCGTCTTTGCCTTTCCTAATGTAGTTGCGTACGAATAATTATATACACCCTGAATCGGCATTCCGGCTTCTGTGCAGCCCTTCCAGTTCTGCTCGAAGGTTTTATCCGGGTTAAGGTCTTTGCGGATTATTTTTAGGATTGCAAATTGCACTCCAGCCCACTTAACCTTACTCCAATCAATATTTCCTTGATATGACGATACGTCAATTCCTTTATATGCCATATTTTCACCTCATTAATCAGGACTTTCAGGTAATCCTGACTGTCTTAATGCGTTAATTCGTTGCTTCATTTCGTAAACAGCAATTTCCTCATTAGACTCTTTGTACTTAGGCTCGTTATCTTTTGAGTATTGCTCGCTTAATGATTTTTCAATGTATTTTGCTCTTGCTTTGTTGCCATTTAAGGCTCTGTCGATAGCTGTAAGAGTTGCACTTAGTCCGTATGTGCCCCACCAAGCCCACATGTTAGAATCGGCTTCTTTTTGCTCGAGCATATAAGCCTTTGAATAAGGCTCCAAATCAGCCGGACAAGACATATCTATGTCCTCAACGCTAAATCCATAGCCTTTAGTTACCAATAGCCAGTATGGGCGAATTTCGCTACAATATACTTCCCATGTAAGCTCTTTTACTTCTTGGTCGGTTTCTTCTTGGCTGTCTGTTCCTCTTTCGCCAACAGCTTTGATAAAAAACTGTTCTTCTCCAGCTCTGCCGTCAAATCATCGTAGAGTGACATTATATCTTTGCCCTCTTCATTCTCAGGGTCAAGGTAATCGTCAAGTAAATCATACATCTTTACAAGCTGTTTCTCTTTTGCTTCTTTATCGTCAAAATCAAAGCCAAATTCGTCGGCATGAAATTTCTGCAAGCCTACAAGTAAAAATTCCGGTAAAAAGCCGAGCATGTTGTCAATCGCTTCAAGCTCATCTCCCTGTTGCCCCATCCCTACAACTCTTGGGATAATTCTATTTTGATATACCGGTGCGTATCCGAATTTAACTGTATACTCTTTTCCATCTAATTTAATTTTCATTTTATTTCTTTCCCTTTCTCCCTAATTTATATAGGGAAAGAGGCAGTATTAAAACTGCCTCAATTACCTTACTATATTGTATCTTCAAGTTCGCTGTCAGCCGTGCTATCATCATAGCCAACCGCTACGGCTTTTTCCGATTGGCTCACCCTTTTTTTGTGAGTGTGATTGCTGTTGGATAGCCTTGGTCATCCTCTGTTACCGCAACCTCGTAGTTATCCTCAATCCACTTAGGCACTGTCTGAACTGATACAGTCGCAGTTCCTGTTAAGTGGTCATCGGAAGCTTCACCTGGGGCGAATGATTCCTGACCGATAAAAGCGCAGATACCCTCTGAACCTTTTCCGTCTGTGCCATAAAGAATGATGAAGTCAAGCTTCTTGCCCTCGTTAGTTACCATCTCATCCTTGTACTTTTTCTCAAAAGCTCCCTCAACTTCCATAGAGCCGGCTGAACGTCTACCCATTTCCTGTGTCTCTACTAAATCCTCAAGAGTTGAAGTATCTACCATGTTCTGTGAGCCGAATGGTGAGGGAATTGATTTTGCCCTTATTAAGAGCTTGTAAGTTCCAGCCCAGTAATCGCCACTTGTGGCGGATGCGGTTGGTGTCTTGTAAGCAATTCTACTTTTTAATCCTGTTGCCATTTTTGTTACCTCCTAATTTTTCATAAAAAAATAAGAGCCAAAAGGCTCTTATAATCTATCATTCCAGTCGAATGACCGCCTAGCACGTAATGTCGCAGTCCATAATTTGCCGTTTTTCCTAGCGAATGGAATCGTTGTCAGCTTGAATGACATAGCTTTGTATTCATTAGCCACTGTCTGCGCCACATTCAAGGCCTCTGAACGGCTTTTATTTGTTGTAACAATTACTTGTGCTGTAAATAACACTGTATTTATTCTTTCGCACTCTAAATCCTCATTCTGTTCTATAGGTTCGAGTGCTTGAACTAGCACTGTCGGGAAACTTGCCGTTGCACTGTCTGACTGTTCCTCTTGCGTGAATTTTAGCTTGGGATATTTAGTTTTCATTTTTTTCTCACATCGAGTTTTAATAATCGCATATGTGAGGTTTTCGAGGTCGAAAACCCATTGATTTTGACTTGCCACTTTATCACCTCAACTAAAAAATTTTTCGTGCTGTTCTTATGATGTCATTTTCCATTTCTACAAATGCGTGATACATCGGCATTGTAGGTGTAATGCCGTATGAATGGTGTAATTCTCCGCTTTCATCTCTCCAATACCAACCCTCGCTGTCAAATGCGTGTGTCTGCCCTGGGAAAGTTCCTTGACCGCCTCTTGCGTCATTGAAGTGTGGTTTAGCTTTCCAGCCTGAGCCGTATTCAGCCATAAGCAAAGGCGATACATCAACTGTCTTAAGTCCGTCTGCTGTTTGCCATGTGCTTTGTATCTGCCCTGTTTCGGTGGCAAGCACAATAGCCGTACAGCCGTCTGTTATATCTTTAATTTCGTAACTAAATGTAATGTAGTGTCCAAAATTGCCTGTATTTGCTTGCGCTACGGATATGCCGTTACTAGCGAGTTCTCCGACAAACGCTATGCACTTGTCTTGTAAGCGGTCTTTATATCTTTCAAGCTTGTCTATCGCATCTTGTATAGATTTTTCTGTCAGAGAAATATCAAGCTTCATAATTACACCTCTTTTACAACTGCTTTGAGCATGTATTTAACTGAATAGAGAGAGGGTTTCACTCCCACTATTGTAAAGTCTGCGGAAGTTGAATCAACTAATCCGTTTTCATCCTTTGTAGGTTCGCTATCAAGCCAAATAACGTCACCTTTTTTAAAAGGGTATTCTCCTCTATCCGTCAGCAAAACAGCATCAAAATCAGCCACATTAAAGCCATATTCCTTGTTCTGCGCTTCGCCTCCGTCAAACGATATATTCGCCCGAAAATCAACCGGCTCCGAAAAGCCTGTTTCTTCATGCGTGTAATATATCTTCTCTCCATCCTCTGTTTCGTAAAACTTTAGATTTCCGTCCTCGTCTTTGTCATATACTGTGACAGTTTGACCTTGAAGCGCGTATTTCATGGCCTGTTTATTAATGTCAAGCATTTTTCTTTATCTGCTTGTAAATCTGATTAACACCGGTACTTGCCATGCCCGACACAATGCCAACTGCTATTGCATCAAGAATGTTGTCTGCCGGATAACCGGGAATTACAAACATTCCAACAATACCGAGTATTCCACCGGCTACACCTACGATAATAGGAATAATATTATCTTTCACCTGTGGTATCTGCTTTGAAGCATATCCGATTAAATAAGTAATTACCATAATGGCAACTACTGTAGGTACTTGTGTAAAGTCCATCAGTTTTTCCCTCCTTTACCTAAATGGATTTCCTCAATCTCATTTTTCATTTTTGTTACCATGCCATTACCACCGAGTGCGTGGTATGCGTCATACATCTCGCAAAAATTCTGATACGCATATGAGGGTATTTCGCCAAGCTTCATGTACTTATCATGGTATTCGATAAGCTGTACTCGTAAGAGTAACATTGTACCTTTTCCGTTTGCTTGTCGTAGCTTCTTTTCCTCTTCAATGCGCTCGTTTCTTTCTTTTGTGTCTATTGCTTTTTGTTTTTTCTGCTCTTGTAAAAGCCAAACAATATAGCCCAAAAGTGCTGTCAGAACAATTGGCAAGGCAATAATGTATGTCTGATAGATTAAATTATTCATCTTACAGCCTTTCGTCTTTAGTAATTGGCACACCGCCCACCACCACTTAATGTGTACCGCCTGCTACCATTTTGGTAACGCACAATCTTCTTTTGCTTATAGCACTTTGACAAAAGGAAATACTCCGACAAACAGCTTATCTCTGTCTTTCCATGTACGGCTCACTCCACCCTCACTCAATGCGCTCATGTAGTTCTCACCGGCTTGTGAATGGTCGTAGACTGCAAGATTGATAACGGCGTTTTCAAACTGCTTTAAATCAGCAGTTATATCATCATCGGTGAAAGTGTCCGGATAACACCTTTTTGCTTTTACATCTTCCGTGGCTTGCCTAATGAGCTGTTCAATGAGTGGGTTATCTTCCTTGTTGTCGAACACTACCACATCAGATGTTGTATCATCATCGTTTGTGACTGTATCAATATGAAATTGTTTAAGTCTGATTTTGACTTGCTCTAATGTGGTGTATTCCATGCCAAGCTCCTTATAATCCAAACTTTTCAATTAACATTTTCTTCAAGTCACCGCCATTTATTTCTGTGGCATTTTCGATACCATTTTCGCTCGCAAGCTTCTTTAGGTCGGCTGTTGACATTCTGTTAATTTCTGTCTTTGTGTATGGTGTTTCAGGTGGGTTCATAAAATCGGAAGGTACCGAATTGCTATTGCTTTCCGGTACCTCGTCTCCGACTTTATACCACACTCCATCATGCTTTATAGAGTGCGTTGCTATCATAAGCCTTAATCCTCCTTAACTTTGAGAACCATAACGCTATCCATGCCCTCGAATGTAGGTAATCCAATCATGGATACGATACAATGAGTATTGATAGGATGGTTTGTGGCATATGTGTATACAGATACACCGGTCTCAACAAGTGAGAGGTTTCCGTCTGTGATACTTCCACTTCTTTCCTCCGGTGTCTTACCGAATGTGTAATCGCCAAGGAATACTCCGGCAGACTGCGCAGATACAATGCCTGTTGGTACAAAGTACTGTGTCTGTCCTGACTCATCAACATAGAGCTTATCGTATACTTCAATCTCGATACCATATCCTCTAAGATATTCAGTAACCTGTCCTTGCTGTAATCTGATACCGCCATTGTAAGCAGTGATACCGAGTACCTGTTTCTTTGTATCCTCTGCCTTAAGTACCATTTCCCAAGTCTCTGTATTCATAGTGAAACGTGTAAGTGAGTAGCCTGTAGCCTTTGCAAAGTCTCTACGAGCTGTAATAAGGTCATCAAGCGGTGCACATGTGGTAGGCTTATCCCATGCGCTTGTGCCGGTAATTGACTTAAAGTGCTTTTCCTTATGCTCTGCACCATTGTCGGCCGTGTAATCAACGACATAGTTCTTATCGCCAAGTACAACCTTTACCTTTGGTACACCATCTGTAGGTGCGAGTAACTGCCAAATCTGTCTCTCCGGCACAACTAATGCCCCCTCAATTAACATCATTGGTTTCTTTGAGATTTCACGTAATACGTTATTGGCAAGGTTAGAGTTTTCAGAAGTTCTGTAATTGTCATACTCCTGTTCCTCTTTCTCTGTTACCATATATCCCTCACGATAAAATGGCATTGAGTTCTGAATGTCAGAGAAACCTCCAACATCTCTTAACTCTGCCTGTGCGTCAAAGTTTGAAGCTTTGAGCGATACCGGCAGTCCGTTCTTGCCCTTGATAAATCTAAGGTCGAGTGAGTCCTGTTTACGTGTTCCGAATTTTTGTCTACCAAGATAAGGGGCAGTTCCTAATGTCTTTTTGTAGTTATCCCACATTACACCGAGACTTCTCGCTGTAAATGCTTCTGCTAATGGTAATGCCATGTTCTTCTACCTCCTTTTAGACCTGACTTGCTACAATCTTTGGCGCACCATAGAAAGTAACTCTAGGTGTTGCAGTTCTAGCTTCATCTGCGATTGAAAGTGACTTAACTTTCTCCCAATCAATAGTCCCCTGATATACATATGTTCCCGGTGTGTCACCCATTGTTACATCTACATCGTGTAACAGATAACCCTTGCACTCTGCGTCATTGCTTGGGAATGGTGTACCGGCCGGTACAATCTTCATTCCGTTTTCGTCTGCCTTTGATGCCATAGTCTGCGTTACAAGGCACGCTGCACCCTCATAAGGGAAAAATTTTAAAATTCCTTTACCCTGTGTAAAGTCTCTTACGATCGGCTTTCCCATCGTTCTACCTCCTGTTTTAAATTACATAGCTGTTTTGACTTTCAGCACTTGCAACTGTACCGAATGAGATTTGTTCTGCATTGGCCACATCTGCCGGCTTTGAGTCGGGTTCATTATTGTTACCGCCATTGTTTGGATTAGGAGTATTGTTGAGTGCATTTTTCTCGTACTCCGCAATCGCATTGGCTTTCATGTCGGAAATAATCTTGCCAAGTGATGTTGTGTCAAAAGAGCCATCCTCTTTTACTACTGTCTTTACCTGTTCTGCTGTAATTCCAAAATCTGACATAGCCTTCTCACGCAAGTCTCTGACAGCGTTATCTTTCTGTAGCTTGGCTATCTGCTGATTAGCTGTCTCTAAGGCTTTATTTGCCTTTTCGAGCTCCGTCATGTTGCCATTCTGTAGCTCATCAAGCTGTGTCTGTAGCTCGTCAGCTTTGTCGGCTTTAGCCTTATACTGATTGGCTTTCTCTTTCTCTCTTGCCATTTCCTCACCGCTCTTGTTAAGCAGATTTGTTATCTGCTCATCCGTTGCATCAGGGAAAAGCTTCAAAACATCATTTCTTGTCATTTCAATTACCTCCGTAACTCACGCTTTTGTTATCGCGGGTCGCTCCCGCCGAGTTTTTCTGTTGTTTAACGCACAACTGCAAATTTTGTATAATAAAAAGCAACCTATAAGTTTTCCTTACAAGTTGCTCATTATTTGTAATATTTAGCACTGCACCGGCAGTTAGAAATTTCTTTTACCTCTGCGCCTAGCGAATGGTCTTTCGGAAACATCATCAGTGAATTTCCAACCTCAAACGGCTCAAAAATATCAATTCTCTTTCTGTCGACATCCGCATGTGTAGGTCTGACATGTGAATCTTCTTTTGAGCGCCACTCTTTTGTTTTGTAGCCCTGTTTCACCATTTCGGTTTGTAGTCGGTAATTGCCGACTGCATTGGCTTCATTCGCAGCTACATTTTTTGCTCGCTTCTGTGAAGTAAAATACTCTACGTCAGTATTTTGCGTGGTAGCGTCAACTACCTCATTCACAATGTACCGGGCATAGTCTGTAATGTATGAGGGTGTTTTCTTTGCCTTACAATACTGCGTGGCAATGCTCTCATATCTGATGATAAATTCTTTGGTAATAGTTGTTATCTCTGTTTCTTCCTTGCCGGACAGCAAGGCAAATAGCATAACAAAGATTTTTTCAAACTTTTCAGCGAGTTTTTTTCTATCTTTCTTTTCTTCGTCCGTCAAATCCATCTCGCCAAAATATGTGTCATAATCTATGTCTTGTATTTCATTTTTGCCAAGTGTGTGGATTTCATCTGCCATATCAAGCTCCAAAATAAATTGACAGCCAATTATTCATCGGCTGTCTTTCCATTGTTCTTATCACTGTTATTGTTGTTAGGTGTAGCTGTTGTCGGCTGTTCTTCCGGGAATAACATTTCCATACGCTTAGCACTTTCAAGAGTGACTTGTTCAGGGTCACTAAACATGTCAATCGTCTTAACAGCTCTCTTGTAATTGATACCGCACCTAAGTAATATTTCAAGCACCTCTGCCTTAACAAGCATGTTATCTAGCTTGTTATGATTAATGTGTATCTCAACATCACTAGGCATAAGCGTAAAGCCCTTATTAATTCTCAGCCTGTTAAGAATAAGCCTAAGTGCCATTCTCTCTGATTTCTTGAGGATAGGCTCATTAATAGCCGTCCTAAGTCCGGCATCGTAATGTCCGTTTCTCAGTTCTACGGCAGAACCGGTGTCACCGCCTGTGTTGCCCTGACGATTTGCAAGGCCTTGAATACTTAAAAATCTTTCAAAGAGGTCAGTGAATACCACTTGTCCCTCTGTCTGATTAAGCTCGCTCGTCATTACATCAACATCAGCCTTGTTGTCCGAGCCATTGTTAGATTTAACTACCAACGCTCCCTCTTGTCGCATTTTTCTGAATGTATCTATGTCAATCTCGCAATTAACGAATTTCACCCATGCAGATACAAACTGCTCGACTCCATTAATTCTGTCCGATGTAAGCACGTTGATAGCGTCTGTAATTGCAATAGTCATTTCAATGTCAGATAATCGCCTTGCATTGTTCGGATATTCAATCACCGGAATTGCTCTGTTGCCGTTTATTCCGCTTGCATAAATCTTGTCATTGCGAATATCAAACCACTCATTGTCAGTGAACACATAATAAATATCTGCTCCGTTCTCGTCCTCTCCGATTTGGCAAGAGAATGCCGGACGTCCATTTGAGTAGTACACAACAAACGTATACATCGGATTTTCAGACGATAAAGAAAAATCGCTCTCATCAAGCAACTGTCCTTGTCCGTCATCATTACCGATAAATCTGTAGCCGGTACCGCATATACTTCTCCAACGATGTATGTCTATATCGCACTCCTGTTTGCTTTCCGAGTCCATTGTAATGTTAAGCTGTGTGATTTCTTCCGACTTATGGTTATCAGTGCCACGTAGCACATATTGGATTGGCTCGGCACACATCTCTGCGGTTTTACGCTCAACAAGCTCATACGCAAGATTTACAGCAATCTTGTTATTGATTTCCGGACGATTTACCTTTTGACGATATAGAATCGGTTGGTCACCGCGATAGTATCTGTCAAGATACTCAATCTCAATAGCGTTTTGCTCGTGAATTACAAGTGCTTTATTCAGCTCTTCGATTATGTTATTTTTTGTGATTTGCCTTTTACGTGTGAAAATAACCTGTCTGCCGTAATTATTGTGGCAAACAGCCGAAAAAGGTCTTACATTTTTATGAGCATATCTATACATCAATAAAACCTCATGCCACTTGCAGAAGTTCTCTGTGGAACCTCTTTTATCTGAAGTTCTTGTGTGCCAGCCCAAAACCATATCCATTTACGGCAGTGCGTACACATTACCTTGTGGTGCTTCTTATCATTTTTATTCACCCACGTTAGCAATTTACCGCAACGAGGGCACATTACACTTCGTTTTCCTGTTGGTACAATATTCTGATTATTCATGTTGTCCTCGTTTCACTAAAAAGGGCACCCACAATCTGTGAGTGCCATTTCTAAAAGAGATTTTCGCAATGAACGAATTACATTTTTTCATCTTACACATTATCACATTCTAAGCGAACCGAACGAACAAACTTACATTTTCTTAAAAAATCTTTCAAACTCCATTCTTACGCTATCTGCCGTGGCTTTACCGCCAAGCGCATATGCTGTCTGTAACCATGATTTATTTTCCAAAAATCTAAAATTAATTATTCTTCTCATTCTGCTATCATCAAGGCTTGCTATAAATTCCTCTACATCGTTTGTCTTTTCAAGCAAATCATCTTGTAAAAGCTGTAATGTAGTCATTCTTGAGTACAATAACGTGCGCTTGCGTCCGTATTCAGGGTATGGCACGCCCTCGATTTTGAAGTGCTGCGTGCCACCCATACCGCCCGATACAGTGTCAATCACACTTTCCCCACTCTCTATCTTTTTAAGGTCATCTTGCAATTTAGCAATTTTCTTTCTAACCTCTTTGATTTCCTCTTGTAAGTCTGAATACTGTGATAAAACTTCCTTTGTCATTAATAAAGCCCTCCTCTGAACGGATTGTGTACTGCTTCAACCTTTGCTATTCTACTGCCTTGCGTCATTCTTAAGGCAAAGTTTGAAAAAACATCAGGAACATCATCAAGCTGTTTTTTGCCTGTTACTGAATATCGTTTCAGCAGTGATACCATTACTCCATAAGGCTCATTGGGCTTATAAAGTGATTGGTCTTTGAAAATAATATGTTGTAAAATCCAGCTAGAACACTGAAAGATACGTGCTTCTTTGTTAGTTTCTGTCGGTACATCAGTGATGTTGCATATCCACCCTTTATTTTCAACTCGCTTATTAACTTCCATAGCCACTCTGTCACCACCGGCATTACGTTCAAACTCACACTCTTGTACCTGATTATTGACTAATGTGTTTGACGCATTTTCATACTGCATTTCATAGTCTGCCGTATTATCGCACACACAATCAACGCAGTAATAGTCCTCGCCATATTTTTGCAGTATTGGCATAACAAAATAGTCTGTGCCTTTTCCTTTTGTATCGCATTGTGCTGTGATAATTTCCGGCTCGCCATGTGGCAGATTGAAGTATCTGCGGATTTTATCATCGGGAAACAATAGTCCCTCACGCTCGATGGGCTCCTGTTTATACAGACATCGGTAAGAGATTTCGTCCATGAGTAATTGTTGGTCTGCAAAAAACTCTTTCGTGAAACCGCCATACTCATAATCAAAATTGCTTTCCCCTGTCACCGGGTCTACATCGGGAGCCGATATTGTTTTGACTCTTGGATTTCCGACATACATATTTTGAACGCGTCCGATAACATCATGTACGCTCCAACGAGTGGCAATATGTATCTCTTTACACGGCTTTCCGTCCGTGTCTTGTGTCTTACGCTGTCTTGCGTCTACTGCGTATTTATCCCACAATTTATCAAGTATTACAGGATTTAAGGCTTCTTCAATTCCGCCTATCATATCATCAACTAGCAAAAATTTACTTGCACGGACTTTTCCAGCATTCTTACTTCCAACAGAAGTACATTGCACTGACGGAAAAGGTTTGTATTTGCCAATATTGAATTGCTCCATTTTGGCATTCGTGCTTGTAACTGATAGATTGGGGAAAATATCGTGCCATGCATAATCATCATCATTAGTAACAATGTCGTATACTCCATCGTAGTACATTCGTGTAATATCGCCACTGTGTGAATAAAACAGGCTGTAGTCTTTTGGAAACCAACCGGCAACTGCCGAATGAAAAAATTTCTCAATAGTACTCTTTCCGGCTCCAGGCACTAGGCTCACACACAATATGTCGTATTTATCATCAATCATGCCTTGTAGTGCGTCCACAAGTCCGATTTTGATTAGTTGTTTCCTACGTGGCATATAAAACCGGTCTTTAGGCTCACGCTTTTTCTCTATGTACTGAAAATAGCTGTCAACTATTTTGTTTTGGGCTTCAAGAAGCAAAACCTCATATTTTTTGTTTATCAGCTCATATGTGGTTTTGTGGTCGAATGCGTATTTTTCCAAATCCCAAATCGTACCACCTGTTTTAGCCGTGCAGAAGTCCTCTATAAGTTCTTTTGCCCTCTCAGTGAGTTGTAGTCCATACTCAATATCTTTCTCGCCATTTATGGCTACACTACAAGCGTCTACATAGGCATTAATTGCCTGTTCATCTATTCCATTTCTTCCTATGTAATTTTCGTAACTATCAACTGTGGAAATAAGGCTCTGACTAGCCATAAGAAAAGCGCCTCCACCTTTTTTAAAAGCAAAGGCGCTTATAGACCTCTGCCTATAACTGTTTTAGGGTAGCGACTACAATCAATCTGTAGCCGGTAATATGCGTAGTCAGTAGTAAAAGCTATTCTTAGCACACCAATATTGTACGCACCTCTTGGTGTTTCGGAAATTATTTAAAGACTATTTTCTTGGTCTTGTTTTAGGGTAGCGACTAACTCCGTTTGTTAGCCGGTAATTGTTTTTATTCGCACTCTGAAAGTCTGTCTTTTATAAACTGCTCCAATACACTAAAGCCTTTTGGCTTTTCAATTCCTTTTCTTGCAAGTTCTGCAACTATTGTTTCCATTTCTTCCTTTACTCCTTGATAAGCAATTTTCATTCCAGATTTTATTTCGCCCATTTGATTTCCTTTCATCGCAAACAATAGTCTGCTTCTTCTAATTTATCCGCATACCTTGTCATTTCAATTCGTGTTCCGTTTTCATCATTTGTGTATACATTTACACATCTTGCAGAACTGCTTGTCGCATCTCCAAGCGTTATTTCCGTTTTATCATCATCAAACTTGTAACATTTACGCATTACTTCAATGCAGTTGTTCATTTCAGTTATTTTCATAACCTTGCCCCCTAAATTCTTGCAACTATGTGTTCTTTTGCAAAATCTTTTTTAGCTTCATCGTAAATAACTGAGCCATTTTTATCAGTTTTCAGTCTATCAAATTCGCAAGTAACCTTTATACCGTCTTGGCCACTGCATTCTGCATGATAATCAATGACACATACTTTCTTCTGCCATTTCCCATTGGCATAAATCTTTGTGTAACCGCCAGCTCTTGTTTTAATGATTATTTTACTTCTTGTTTTCTTCATTTATGCACAACACCCTTTCTGACACTTCGACACATTCTTCTCTTTTTTCTTGATTGGTACATTTACCATCTGCATTGTATCGGCAAGAAGCTAGATTGCATGTTTTATTTGTATAAGCATTATTCACATTATCAATCCATTCACGAAACGGAATATTGTTGATTGTAACATTGTCTAATGCTTCATCAGCTATCTCCTGTACCATTTTTCTGTACTGAAATTCCATCAATTATCGCCCCTTAAAGCAATCTCTCAATTTCTTTTCGACATTTTTTCTAAGTCATTCTGGAATTGAATCATCTTTGCTTATACATGGTGTCTTTGTTAAATAGCCACCGGATATGTCACCGCAAAATTTCTGTGATAGTGCTACTCTCAATGCTTGTCTGTCTGCCTCGTTATCTGCCTCAATAACAGGTTCATCTTCTAAAGTGGAACAATCTATAGACTCACCATTTCTACCGCCTATTTCGCGCGATTGTGCTTCTCTAAGCGCTTCATGCTCTAGTGATTTAATTACTTCTGCCATGCTCATTGTAATACACCTTAAATCCTTTCATTGCATAATCAGAAACAGCCTTTTTCAGCTCCTCGTTGGTGGAATAGGTCTCTTTCAAAAGAATAGCCATGCCTTTTTTGCTGATTGCATAAATTCCAAATGGAACCTGTTTACTTGCAATATGTAAAACAGCTTTTAATTGTTCTGCTTTCATTTCATACACGCTATTTCCGACTGCCAGTTTCATTTCTCATAAACCTCTCAAAATCTTCCCTGCACTTAGGGCATAAGTCAATTTGCTTTGTCTTTGTACAATAGTATTCTTCTAATACAATATTTTCTATGCCATTTCCACTTACGACCGGCTCTATTTCCCCTTGTTTAATTTCCGTAAATATTTCCTTGAAAGATGTAGCTCTTTTTAAATTTACGGTTCTTCGATAAGGGAATATTCGGTCATACCATATTTTAGGCTTTTCTATTTCCACACCGCACCTGTCGCAAGTGCGCCATTCTTTTTGATGTTTCATTCTCCCACCAGCTTTCTAGGCGCCATACATAAACATATTTCCAAAATGGAAATCATTTAGTGCTTTTTCTAATTCGTCTTTGTACCTAAATGGACTTAAAGGACTTTTTATTTCTTCCCTTAATATAGGCGACATATTGTCTATCAAAATACCTTGTGTAGCGCTTGCAAGATTTTGCGGTGGCAAATCCGCTAAAGCGCATAGCTCCATTTTTTTATGGTCGCATTTTTCAGATTTAGGGCAACTTTTACATTTTTCTGTTAATTTACTTAAAGGTTCTGCCATCACTACACCAGCTTTCTACCGCAGATAGGGCAATAATTGATATCAAAATATCCGGTTGCGCTACATCCTTTATAAATCACAATCCCCGGAACTTCATCATCCCTGTTTCTCATAACCTGTGCTTCCGTCAAGTCTGTTTATTTGGCACATTTATTTATTTTGATTTCTTTTCCGTAAATTATAAATGGATTGTTTTTATATGAGCAAAATTCACACATGCTTCTCATTTCTCCTTTGCCTTAAAAAGTGTGTCAGGAAACGGAATACCTAAAAAATGCATATTTGCGTACTTCCTAAATGTCGGTCTGCTCATGCCAGCCATTTTTGCAGCTTTTGCCTGTGAACATCTGCCATATGCGTATTCCGTCAATGCTTCTTGGAATAGTTTGGCATTTCGTGTCTTAACTCCCTTTGCCATAGAGACATCTCCTTATTTTTTGATAATCGGATAGACAGGAATCGAACCTGTGACTCCCTCAATTACTGCTATTGCAGTGGTTGTTCTTCCAACTGAACTACTATCCGTTGTACAGTTTCTTATGTGACCAGCTCCAACTCTTTTCATATTCGAGTTAAAACTAGTCACACAAGCATTTTAATTATTTCAGCAGGGGCTACTGCAACGCCTGCTTATTCGGGAGCTACCCGACCGCTTGATGTGGTGTGGATTTGAACCACACGAATTCTTCTCGAGCAGAATATACCCTCCGGGTACTGCTTACCACTTGCATACACATCAACTCACATACGGGTTGGTTTTAGGATAATACAGGTAACCAACAACTATATTTCCATTTCACTTGTATGTGATAACGCCGATATCGTGAATCGAACACGAACAACATTTCTGTTGGATAGCTTAGCGAGCTACTGGAATACCATTATCCCATATCGGCAAATAATTTATTGGCAGGACTTAGCAGCGCATTTTCTGTACCGTCCATTTAATCAAGCCTTGTCGCCTACTTGAACCAATAATTAGCTGGCAAGGTGGGAATCGAACCCACGACAAGTCGGTTAACAGCCGACTGCTCTACCGCTGAGCTACAAGCCAGTAATGAGGGTGAAGTCTAAGGAGTGGCAACACCCTCCGGAGATATAATTTGTATGTGCTGTAGGAAAAGAACTAACGAAACCTACAGCAAAGGGCATGTGAGGGATTGCACCCCACCTAAGACTCGCTAATTTGAGTTGCCCTAGTTTAACAATTAATTAAAGGGGGGATATATGTCTACTCTGCCTATTACAGATGCCTTTGCGACAGGTTGGCTTTCACGCTCGTGTATTGTGGGATTATACACGATTAAACCCTCACGAGCCTTGTGACGGCCCTTAACAGCTTTCCACTATGAGGGTGAAAGGAACTACTAAGTCCAATGTCGGGGAACCAAGTAAACCCCGAACAGGGCATGTTGGATTCGAACCAACGAATGCGGGAATCAAAATCCCGTGCCTTACCGCTTGGCGAATGCCCTATATCTATTGCCACATGAATGCTATGGCAAGTATCTGACCAAACATTATAGCAATACCAAGAAATCTTGTGCTAACTGCCACTTTTCCACTTAATGTGGCGTTTGCCATTCCAAACGCGATTAATGTCAGCCATACTGTTGTTGCAATTTTTAGTACAAACATGATTTACACCTCAAAATCTAATCGTCTTTATTTTCTTTCAATACTGCCTCAGCTATGCACGCAAGAACTAAAAACACTATTGAGACTACCATTGAGTATCGGTCAGAAAAGAGTATTCCGTAAAACATACAAAATAAAATTATCCATGTATACAGGCCCTTAAGAAACATTGGCATGAATTTATAAACAATCTTGCCGAAAATCTCCCATCTACGTTTAGATTTAAGCTCGCGAGCCTTAATTATGTACCATGAAGCCTTGCCCATATCCTCAACTACAGAACCTTTATGTCCGGCACGATATTTATACTTGTATGCAGTAATTTCACACCATTTAGCCACATCCTTAAGCCCGTAAATGTCAATCATTTCATCAATGCACTCTTTACGATTAGGCAAGTTGTAGTGACTAGGGTGATTTACCATATCGGAATTAATTTTGTTAGACTCAAATCCTGTTAATTTCATCACTGTTAGCTCCTTTACTGTTATATATTATATATAACTAATATTTAATCATAGTTGTATGTATATATATTATTATTGTGTATGTTGTTTAATTAATATATAACTTATGTTATAATAATAAATACTGCTTGGTGCGGTTGAGGCATGGGTAAAGGCCTTTTTGTTTTGGCGGATATTTTTTGGGCTAAGTGGGGCGGTTTGTCGCTTTTCATATAGACCCCTAAGGCACCCAATGCGCGCGCCGTTCAGCTCTCAACCATCAAGCATTTTAAATTGTATCTATTGCATATACAATTTACTTCTATGCTTTCAACTCTTCGTTAAACAACTGTTTTGTGAATAGTTATAATAATTCAATAGCCCTCAAAGCCTTGTAAATCAAGGGTTTAGAATTGTGTGTATTGTATATACAATTACTTGGCATTATCAACCACGTTATCATTCGATAATGCTTTAATATTCTGACTATTTGTCCCGCCTAACTGTGGTAATTCATTGGCCGTCAATGCTCGTGCTTGTGTAGCCTCGTAGCCAACACCCGGTTGATTCATGGCAAATTCATTGTTGCCGACGAACATGGCGCCAACTGGACTATTAGCATCATATGCTTTGTCCGTGATGCAATCTCTGCGCGTTCCTTGCAGCTTTTTCCAAACATTAAAACTCGTAGAGCTTGGCGAATGTCCAGACCATAGGCTTATGGTAGTATCTGGTATATTAATAATATAACTAAATGCTAATATACTGCACAGCTTATTATATATATTACTAAAATAAATATATTCATCGCATATACTGTTAATTAACTCATAATCATATCTATTATTATTTGTCTCAGGGATAACAGAATTATTATTATTATATAATTTTCTGTCTTTCAGTACGCTAGTATCTGGAAATAGTATTTCCCCAACTCTTTTGCAGACAGCTTTCCAAGGTCTTTGACCCTCAGTTTTTAAATCATCAATTTTTAATTCTTCGCAGGCTCTGGAGATGGCATCCTCAAAGTCAGATCTGTACACTTGATAACTGCCACAATCAACAACTAAGTGTTCTGCTATATTTCCGCTGACTCTTTCTAATTCTGCCATTCTTTACACCTCCAATTCTTAAAAATAAAAAAGCCCGCACAACCTAGAATTTAAAAGCTCTAAGCTGTACAGGCTAACCGACATCTGCATATGCACTCGTGCTTGGCGATAACACGTTCTGCGCTTAAATTGTTGATGTAAATATACACCACTAAATATATTTTGTCAAATAGATTTTAAAATATTACTGGTTGTATATATTAGGCTAAATATATTTAATCAAGTATTATATATTTATATATTATATATTTTCTTGTTTAATATAAATAAATAAAAAATAAAGGGGTTTAATAATAATATACTCTTCTATAAAGCCTTACGGCTTTATTAATATATATACTATACTTACCTTACCTAACCTATACTACGGATACATTTTGGATACAAGTCGTATACATGATGTATACATGATGTATACATTTTGGATACAACTATATTTCCTTGTTTATTTTTTCCGCTCTATAAATTTTAATTTTCCCCACCTCATTAATTAAATTGTTTCTTTGCTACGACACAACTATGACATTTTGTGCCTTGTATGTCAATTGTTTTTTGTGCCTTATTTTAGTATTTTTTCTTCACGTTCTAATTTTTCTGCTACTGCTAATTTAATAAAATCGTTAGCACTGTATTTTAGGGCTTTAATTCTGTCTTTTGTGCCTTTTGCAAATCGGCAGTTTACACGCTCAAATTTATCATCATATTTATAGTTGGCTTTTCTGCGCGCCTCTGTGGTCTTATATTCCATATGTTTTGCACCTCTTTCCTTTATATAGTTACATTCATTATATATTTTTGTGCCTTGTAAGTCAAGTAATAATAATTGCTTCTATATAATAGCGTTTTAAATATTTTTGTGCCTTGTATATATTGTATAATAGTTTTATTGTTTTGTGCCTTACATTTTGTGTATTTTGTCAATTGTTTTGTGCCTTACATTTTGATATACTTTAGTCAAGTCGAAAGACAAGGAACAAAATAAAAAAGCTCATCGCGCAGCCGGCCAAAGTTACACGATGAGCACCAAACAAAAAATAATTGAAAGGTGACTGTATTATATCACAGTCAAAAGGAAAAAGAAAATGAGAAAATTATCACACAAGGAAATTTGCAGAATGGGCGAAATGATGGACGGCATCAAATTAAATTGCAATATATACACATTTGAAAATGCAGAGAACTATATTTCACGGTTGGAGCTGTTCGACGAAAAAAGCGGCGTTTGTTGTCACAAAGTCAACGAGATTATACAGGAAATTAAAAAAGAGTTTCCCGATGCTAAAGGGTGTCAAGTCGATTCTGAATATTACGCCGCCGGGATTTATGGATGCATTGGCAGGCTTTCAAAAGTTACCGTATTAGATAGCGAATGGAATAGCAATGGGAAAAGCTTTTATATTTATTTTTAAGCCGAAACGCTCCACCATGGAGCGTCCACCGCGGGGCGGTCTCCCGGTGCTGATGATGGCAGACCAGAAAGGCGCAAAAATGAGATATTGCGGACGACAGAAAAACGGAAAAGCGTTGTTATTAACGGACGATGAAATTATAAACAATGCACTTGAACAGGAAAAAAGCGGGATAAAACCGCATTATGCTTTTTATGATTATAAGAAGCATGAAAAAATAACTCCGGCGGGCTGGCTTATATGGTCTTTAAGTGATGGCGGTTGTGGTGTAGTTTACCGCCGTAAGGATGGGAAAATGATTATTTCAACCGGCTTGCAAGGTGATTTTTGTTATTGCTAGGGGGACACAATATGAGAGATTTTATCGAGCTTTTAAAGGCTTTAAGCCTTTTTATATCATGCCTTGTAATTGGGTATGGTGGTTTGTTTTTATTTTTTTATTAAATAGCTAATATTAAAGGATTTTAAGCCGGTGCAATCCCGGCTATTAGCTTTATATATAAGACTTTTCAGGTCTTATATTATCAATTTAATTATTTTATTTATTGGTGCTTTTATACGGCTTTACGGCTGTATATATTGCACTCCGTCCGCGCGTCCGGCAAATAATCGCGCCGAGAGGTTTTATAAATGCCTTTATATTTATATCAGGCTCAAGAGGTGCAACGCCTGAAAAAATAATTGTGCGCCCTTGTAGGTGTTTTGCGTTACCACCTAATAAAAACAGATTAGCGCACGACGGACCGCGAAAAGGTCAAAAAACAGCTTATAAACCATGTACTAAAACAGAAAAGAGGGTTAATGGATGGATAACGAACTAAAAAGCCTTGACGCTGTAGAAAGTGAAATAAAAGCACGCTACAACGGCAAATATCAAAGCGCGCCGGAATATCAAGCAAGCGAGCGTGCCACACGTAAAGCAATAACAGACATTTTTAGAGCTGTCGCAGAGTCAGGCACGTGTGACGATGTTACCGCGCTTATAAGTGGCAAGGAATACCGGAGGACGGCTTTTAATAACTATCTACACCATAAAAACTATATAAGCCCAATAATTAAGGCTTGTTATAGTTAGGGGGTGTATTATGCCAAAATATGAGTATTTAGGAAAAAAGGAAATATATAGGCGCGTTCAGGCACTAGGCTATGAGATGCCAAAAATAAGCGATTTTAATTACATCAAGTATGACCGCATAGAATGGATGGAGTCACCCGAATTAAAAATTACAGTTCAAAGGTCCGGTGAATGGCTGCAAGTTGTAGAAAAGCGTGCGCACGTTCACCCGGTCACGCTTTTTTGTGACTACGTGGCCGGAAAATATATCACACGTTACTACTAGGGATATTCTATATCCCTTTTTAGCGTGCCAAAAATCAAGCGTGCAGCCGTTGGAGCTGTCGCAAGTTATCCGGCTATAAGTCCGGGTACTATCGTACATTGACAAATTAACAAAATCAATATATGATATTATGATATACACATTTAAAGCCGTGTATTTGATGTTTTAAGGGCTTTTATACGTGTTAGCGTGGATTTTATCAAGTGTGCTATAATAAACCGTAAAACAAGCCGTTTGCAATGCCTTATAGCATTGCCGTAGAGGTTCGAGCCGTCAAGCCGTGCCGGGTGTGAGTTGTTACAAGTCAGGCGCACCGACTCATGGAAATGTTTGAATTTTCAGAAAACTTCACTCAATTAAAGCGTGGTGCGAGTTCTTTGCAAGTTCTCGACAAGTTTTTGTAAAATTTTGCGAACGGATTTTTGAAATCGAAAAATCTAAAAGGTACGGGGGTATCAAAATATTTTAGGATTTTTTTAGGGTTTTGAATTTTGAATTGCCAAAAAATAAATGCTCTTGGCACTATAGTCACTCTCTCCTAGTTCTTCAATCAATTTCTGCCGTGTCATTTCCGGATTAGTCCGGTGTATGTATTCTAATAGTCTGTCTATTTTATCCATATTTCTGCTCCAATAAATCGAATACTTTGTCAGCTGTGTATACAATATTCCGTCCGTACAGGCTCATAAAGTCTGCGATTATTTCCTCTGTCTCGATGTCAATGTCACAGCCGTATGAGAATGAGTACACATGCACCAGTTCGTGACATAGTATCTTGTCAGCCATGTAATCAGACACATTATCGGCTATCGTTACTGTCTTGGTTGTATTATCGGTCACTCCTAGGCTTATTGTGCCGTCAGACCGCCTTAATTCGCTTGATGTGGGCTTTTTAAATTGTATGTGCCACAATATATCATTAACTCTTATATCCATGCTTATGCCCTCTAAAAATGGCTATGAGCATTACTACCCATAGCCTTAATAATTACAGTTTTGACGCAAGATTGCTCATTTTGGTGCGCAAAAGGTTGCGTTCATCGGGTGTCATGTCATTTAAAAGCTCCGATATATCTCCGCTCAATTCACGGATATACATGTCAAGGGCTTTCATTTTATGCTCTTTGTCCTCTGTAGAGGCTCCTTTGTGCATTTCTTTTGTCTCGGTATAATGTCTCTTTGCCCTGTCATAATTGCTTTCACTCACATGTGGTGCAATCGGTTCAGAATAGTACATCTTACCTTGGCTCTTATCCATGTCACGCATATACTCCATGTCGTTGTAGTTTACCGGCATATGATATAGTGGCTCGGTGTATCTCCTGTAATCGTCTCTTGAATTTTCCATAGCTTCAACAATCAGATACTCCTTGTCAAATTCTACGATATTCTTAACAATCTCGGTAAAATCCTTTAAATCGTCAAGATTTTGTCCCTCAAAATTGTCAATTCCAATTCCGTCAACTTTAGCCTTGACGCATTCCATTATCTGTTTAGCCCATTTATGCATAATATTAAACCTCCTAACCTATACGATTTACTGTAATATTCGCATTACTTACATCAATTGCTTGGTCTGATGTATTTTTAATAGACACCTGTACGCAACATCCTCTTGTCACCCAAATATCCGTGCCCGTGGCCACATTAAACAACGCTTGCGTTGCTGTTGGTGTTACAACCGCCTTTGTTGACAAGTCGGGTTCTCCATTAATTGCTATTGCTAAAGAAATCTCTCCTGCCGTTCCTGTACTTGGAACGGAAATATTTCCCGAAAAATCAACTCTAAACTTTGCTTTGCAATTATTTGTTTTCGGACTAAGCGTAAACAAACCGCTTCCTGTTCGGTGTCCTACGCACCCACTATTGCAATTTGATGTCGTGTCAGTAAACAAAACATTTTGATTTATTGTCACCTCTTGTAACTGTACATTTGTAAATTCTGCCATTATTTCTTACCTCCATATTTTTTTACCGGAGTCTCCAACGCTTCTTTTAAAGTGTATCCAAATTTTTTAATTCTTTGATGAACCACTGAATATGAAATATTGTACTCTCTACACCATTGATTAATCGTCTTTGTTTCTCCATTTAATTCATAGCATACATTGTTTCTTTTGTTATTAGCTTGCGTAATATTATCAGCCCAGCGGCAGTTGCTTGGTTCATAATTGCCATTCACGTCTATTCGGTCGATGGATAACCCTTTCGCATACCCGTTTGACATTGCCCATTCGTAGAAATTATAAAAATCATTCTCCCATTCTTCACAGACAGAAATTCCTCTAGCACCATAACTTTTAAATGAAGTTGAATTTGGATTATTACACCTCTGTTTCATTGAATTCCAAACTCCGTATAATGGTGTGTGTCATTCCGTGAGTAGCCTTCATCTTCTGAGTTTCGATTTTAATGCAACCACAACTTTTTGTATTTCCACTCTTTAGGGAATTTGCATGAACAACTGTGTAATTTCCGCAATCGCATTTACATAACCATCTAGTACTTGAATTTAGGCTTTGATATTTTTTGATTACTTCTAACCTTCCGTATCTTCTCCCTGTCAAATCTATTAAGCGTTCTTTTCTGCAACCGCAAGACCTAGTATCTCCACACAATAATTTTTTTGCCAAGACTTTGCACTTATTTCCGCAGTCGCACTGGCAGAGCCACAATGCCCCATTTCCATGACTACTTCCCGCGTATTTCAGTACTTCAAGATGATAAAATTTTTTGCCTGTCAAATCCTTAAATACTCCGCCTTTACAACCACAGCTAGTTTTTCTGCCATTACGTAATTTTACCCCCGGTGCAATGCATTCTCCACCGCAATCGCATTTGCATTTCCACATAGCTCTGCCTTTATCATTTGACCCCGCATATTCCATTACAACAAGTTTGCCAAATCTCTGCCCTGTAATATCTTTAAAATTGTTGCTCTTTTTATCCATAATTGTCCTCCACCTTATAGTAACTTAATTAACCTTAATTAAATTATACCAAATCTTTTTCTTGATTTCAACAATAAATTGTGTTAAACTTAATTAAATTTATGAAAGGCGGTACAAAATATGCCAAAAGACGAACTTAAAAATCGCATTCGTTTTTCTACAACTCTTGATAAAGATGTTGAAAGAAAATTAAAAGAATACTCAAAGCAAAGCATGATACCTATTAGCAAATTGGTTGATACTGCTATAGCAAGGTTTATAGAAAGCCAAAAGCGATAAATTATAAGGGCAAACATTATAGTCTGCCCTTTATCTTCCCAACATTTGTGTCGGTAACATCAAGTAATACTGTTTAGCAGACATAACCGAGTTAAACTCAATTAAGATACTCAATTATTCTGTTGTAAATATTCAGGTATATCCTTTCTTGGGAGTTGGTGTTTTCCTGTTGTTTTTTTACCGAAAAGGCATTCTTCTACTGTCCACCCGGCATTATATCTATACCTTAAAGCTTCTCTGCTTATGCCAAGTTCTTTTGACCATTGAGAAAGAGTCTTTTTTACCCCGTTATAAACTATAAAAACAGAAGTCCTCTTGTTTGACTGTTGCTCGCTCATGGGTATCCAAGTACAATTAGACGGCTCATAATTTCCGTTTACATCTATTCTTTCAAGTGTAAGGTCCTCTGAATATCCATTTGCGTATGCCCACTCCCTAAAATTCCAAAAAGTAAGCCATTCATCACACATTTTTATTCCTCTGCCACCATAATCTTTATAATTCGGAGAATTAGAATTGTAACATCTTGTTTTTACAGAACTCCACTTTTTATAAAGCTTTCCTGTTGATTCCCCATGACAAGGCCTTACCTTTTTAGCATAATAACTTCTAAGGCACCCACAAGATGTGCTCGTCCCCCTCTCGAGGTTGTATTGGTAGCAAACAACTTCTTTCCCACAGTCACACTTACAAAGCCATTGGTTATTGCGGTTTTTTCTTCCATACTTTTTTATAACAGTTAAATTACCAAACTTTAGACCAGTTAAATCTTTTGCTTTGTGTATGCATCCGCAACTTTTGGTATGTCCATTTCTAAGGCTTTTACCATTGACGATTGCATAGTTTCCACAATCGCATCTACACTTCCATAAGTGATACCCTTTTTCGTTTTTTCCTGAATACTCTTCAACTATAAGTTTACCAAATCTTTTTCCAATTAAATTTTCAACAGCCATGTGCCTAACCTCCGATATTTATATAATTATTATATCATAAATTAGGCACATTAGCAATTTTAAACTTAATATTGATAAAAAGTTTTAGCAATTACAGCCGGTATTGCAACCGCAACCATAGTACGCATTTGGATTAGGTACTGTGTATGCCGGGATTGGTGCCGGGTTTACAGCATTGATAATCTGATTTGTCTGCGCTGCCATTGTACTAGTCAGAAGTGCGTTCTGCCTATCCTGTGAAGCGGCTCTGCGTAAATCATTGTTCTCTGCTGTAAGCGTTGCTATCTTGTCCTGGCATAAGTAGTCTAATATGCTTCTAAAACCTGCCTGCTGACTGTCAATAATATCTCTTGTATTATTGTTCATTGTGTTCTGCAAAGCGCAAGTGTTAGTAGCCATATTGTAGTTTACGCCCTGAATGGCTTCTCTTGTCTCACAGCAGCAGTTAGCAAGCTGTGACTGTAAAGCGTTTGTATTCTGCATATTAGCGACTGTATCAGCGTTAATAGCCTGCTGGATGCCGTAGCCTGTCTGCATAATATTTGTGTTAATACCGTTAAAACCTGTGAGCATACTGTTGTTCATAGCATAAAAGCCATCACAAAGTCCGTTGGAAATGCCATCTAACTTACTGACAACTGTCTGGTTGTCAAAACCTCTCTGAATTTCACTGCCGACACCGCCATTCATTCCGTTTCCTCCGAATCCGTTACCGAATCCACCCCATCCGAAGATAGCAAAGATAACGATAATAAACCATAACCATGAGCCTTCTGCGCCCCATCCGTTGTTATTTCCGTTTCCGTCAATGTTCGCAACAAGCGGAACGGATGCACAATTACCTGTGTTAAACATAGAATTTACCTCCATAATTTATTTTTATATACATAATCTTGCAAGAATTAGTATCACATTCCTAATTGGCTTTTAAATGACTCAAAAGCCTTATCTGCGTCAATTCCCTTTTCTTTGCACAAATTCCTAGCCATCTGTTCGATACCCTTTGAATCTCCCTTTTGAGCCATCTGCATAGCGTTTCTAGCCATTGGATTGCTCATTACACTGTTATTCCCCACTATCTGTTGTAAAAGTTGCTGTGGGTTTCTCATGCCTTGTAACATCTGCATAGGATTCATTAAGACTCACTCTCCTTTTGCGTTCTTGAAGCTTTTCTCTGTGTTCCTAAAGATTTGTCAAATCTATTCTCTAACTGCCCTATCTTCTCCGATAACTCTTCAAACTTATTCAGAAATAGCTGTGTGCTTTCGTCTGATAGGGTAAATTTAGCATTTTCTGTATTAACCATAGAATTTACTGTCTGATTATCTTTAGGGGCTGTATAAGGCTTATACACAATCGTGTTGATAGTTCCGTCAGCGTTCCAACCCTTAACATATATCTCCGACATATCCTGCTTCGGGAAAAATGCCATTGAGCCATCCATAGGAACCTCGTTGGCGTTGATATTTTCAACTGCCTGTACTATTCTTCCGTTAATGCCTGCTATCTGCTGTGGTATAGGCTGTTGATTCATCTGCATAGGCTGCTGTTGTAAGCTCTGTTGATAATTTTGTAAGAAATTCATTCTATCCATATATGGATTTTGAGATTGCACATAAGGATTATTCATCATAGGTGCCTGATAAGGATTGTTCATTGTCTGCCTCCTCTAAAACTTCTTCGATTGCTTTAATGACAAGAGATAATGTCATTAGGTCGATTTTTTGCAACTCACTTTTTGCAAATATTTTTTCTCTTACACTATCGTCAAACATAACATCATCTCCTTATGCCTAAATTGTGGCATAAAAAAAGAGAAGAGCATTTCCATGTTCTTCTCTAATTATTGTCATGCATAAGGTTTTTTCCATGTACCATTCATGTACCAATAGTGTACCATTTTTTGTTTATTTATGTGAATATATAACGAATTATATAAAATTAAGATTTCATGTGAAACATCGTAAAATTGAGGTATGTTGCGGTTTATGAGGATATAATGAACTATGTTAAATACCCCTCGTAGCAACGATTCCGAGTTTCATGGTATATATATCTCCTTTAAATTGATTTCATATGTATTTTGTGTATCGGATGTTTGTTGATACAACTATATAGTGTACCACATTAAGGAAGATTTGTACATAATTTTAACATACTCATCATCAAGCTTTTCAACAACCGCATCTATTTTTCACCAAGCCTTTCTGCTTTTGCAACTTCTATATCTGCCTCCTTTGGCAATATTCCAAACAATGATTTTGCTACTTCCTTTCTTCGTACCATTATTTTACGTATTTCGTACGATTTTATCAACACTTTCAGCTAAAGCAAATCCT